TGTACCATGTCGCCAGTCTTGGCGTTACTGGTAGCCATGGTGGCTATAACTGCTATAGGTGAGCCATCCAACACACTAGCGCCTTCCCACATAATATAGCCACGGCTGCGCGGCAAGCCAGCCACCGGAGCAGTCTTTTTAACTGATAAATAACGCATATAAAGTACCTGATAACTGAATGAGGTACTACTTTAGTGACTATATGTATCTAAATCAATAGCTAAAGTGATTATGTTTAACTAAATAAGGCAATAAAGATACAATTAGTGGATTATGCTAAGAATTAGGCTATTTGCAGCAGATTTAATTGTGTCCACCTAAATGATACAACACTAGGACTACACCGCCGCGAACACTCGCAGCGCCAAGTGTGGCACTCTGGAGTAACTCAACTTAGCCGAGAGCCTGCTCAGAGTGCCACCACCGTTATTAACTAAGGTTGCTAAGGTTGGCTAAGGTTGCTTAGGTTGGCTAAGGCTTCACTTTTACTTATACCTTTATAGTAAATATCTAACAGGTTGTAACTAATGACTGAGGGCAAGGGGCAAAGGTTGCCACATTAGTTAAGTAGTAAGGTGGTAAAGGTTAAGGCTTAGTTCGGCTTCCACTAATAGATTACATGGGTATAACCTTGGTTACCTATGGCTGATATGAAATCGCCTGGCAGACAATCGGATACCTCAGCTCCCGATTTGTAAACACTAATCACGGCCTTGTCCCTATAAATTTTCCAGCGGCAATCAGCGCCTCGGAACGGCAAGGGTTCATCTATCCTTTGCCTAGAAACTGTAGTTAAATCAATGACTTAGCCTGAGATGCTCAGAATTTAGGTTCCCTAGCCGATTTTGGCCCCCAATGGGTTAATGCATTAGGCGATTCAAAAATGACTGTAAACCCCCGCGTTGTTGTTGTTGTTATTAGGCTTTGTTAAGCAGGGCCATCCCCAAGAAACACTAACGCTAAATCCCATATAACTTGTAGGAGACATCACTAATGTCTGATCCATATGCAACTCATTACCACGGCGTAGAGTCCCCCTCAAAGCGATTCGCTCCAGTTACCCCCCATGACACCAATTATCTAGCGTTACTCCCTAAAGGGATTGTGGCTTCCACCACAGCAGGTAATGTGGCTGTTATAGGTGACGATGGTGTTACTGCCACGTTTTACCTTGCCAAAGGTGTCCCCCTAGCGATACGCCCCAGCATCATTAAGGCCACAGGCACTACAGCCGCTGGCATAGTCGCGTTGTACTAGCCCCATGACCTACACCCTAAGAAATGACTTTAAGACATTTGGTTATTTCCACTTGCTGCCTGAGCTTGAGATCAACATTGACCACAATGGCGGCAAACTGAGGCACATGAGGTTGGCTTTTCTAACGCATGAACTTTGGATAACTGTTAATGAACACGAATAGGACTACTTGAGATGGCACTTGAAACTGGTAATTACATTGACAGCTTAAATGCGTCAAACCCTGCTGCCACTGATGCCCTAGCGCAGGCTGATGATCACCTTAGACTTTTGAAGCTTGTTTTGAAGCAGTCGTTCCCAGCCATTGCTGGGCCTGTTACGGCTACCCACACAGTGATCAACGCTAAGATAGCAGAGCCTGTGTCGGCCATTACATCCGATGGTACTGACCCTAGTCTCGCTACAGGCATCACAGGGGCTCAAGTTAAGACTTTGATAGGGGCAGCAGATGCTGCTATCGCTACTGACGGTACTGACCCTAGTCTCGCTACAGGCATTACGGCCCTACAGGTACGCACCTTAATAGGGGCAGCAGAGGCCGCCACAACGGCCACACTACTGGCTGTATACCCTGTGGGAAGCATCTATACCTCAGTGGTAGCTACGAGTCCCGCGACTCACTTTGGCGGCACATGGGCTGCTATGGCGGCAGGTAGGGTGCTTGTAGGACTTGATCCTGACGATGTAGATTTTGACACTATAGAAAGCACTGGTGGCGCTAAGACCCACCAGCTTACTATTAGTGAAATGCCAGCCCACAGCCATAGTGTCACTTATGAAGAAGTAGACAATGTAGGGCAGACAACCCACCCCGCAGGCACTATTCCTGGCGAACCATCTCTTGCTATCGACACTGGCAGCACAGGTGGTGGCCAAGCGCACACAATCGTGCAGCCCTTCCTTACAGTCTACATGTGGAAGCGCACAGCTTAACTAATACCGAACCTGTTCCGAGTAATGAGGGAGCCAAAGAGAGGATATACCCTATGGCAAAGTTGCCTCAGATAAGAGATGTTGGTGCCATAGGTGTCATCACTGATATACGCCCAGCGTCCCTTCCTCTACATGCTTTCTCTAGAGGTAAGAACGTCAGGTTTGATGAAGGTAAAGTGTCCCGTTCCCCTGTGTTCCGTAAAGTAAAAGATAGCCTAGGGTTTAACCCTCGTTTTACTTACGCAATCCCAGGAGAATATGGGGGTGGCTTTGCCTCTGTCATCATGGTGTCAGACACCTACCAATTTAAGTCATACCAGAATGGTACGGTCACAAGTGTCCAAGGCAGCTTATCGACTACTACAGCCAACGCTAACTCCATAACGGGGACTAATCTGGCTGACATGACGTACATCAACAGAAGCGACCAATTGCCTGTCTACAGGGCGAATGACGGGACTATCTTCGCTACGTTACCTAACTGGGACTCCAATTGGAGAGCGCAATCAGTGCGCTCCTACGGGGACTTCCTGCTGGCATTAAACCTTACTGAAAATGGCACTACATACCCTACACGGGTTCGCTACTCCAACTTGACCTTGGCTAACTCTGTCCCTGACTCATGGGATGCCTCTGACCTCACTAAGTCGGCTGGATTTAACGATCTGGTACAGATGCAGTCAGGCATTGTCGATGGGCTTACCCTAGGTACAAACTTCGTTGTTTACAGTAAGGATCAAGTTTGGCTAATGGAGTTCGTGGGTGGCACCTTTATACACAACTTTAGAAAACTCTTTAGTGAATGTGGTGTTATTAACCAGAACTGTATCCTAGAGGTCGATGGCACTCACTATGTGTTTGACCACGATGACATCTATATACACGACAGTCATACCCGCCAGTCTATTTGTGATGAGCGAGTAAAAGAATATATCTTTGGCGGCCTAAACACCGCTAAGACTGACAGATGCTTTGCACACCATAATCCAGACTTGGACGAGGTGATGTTCTGCTATGTGTCAGGTGATGATATGGCTGAATACCTTAATGGCTCACGCTGTAATAGGGCGGCTGTATTTAACTACAAGAAACAAACTTGGTCATTCATGGATTTACCGAATGTCTCCGGTTCCACCGTAGGTACTGTAAGTTCTTCAGTATCCTATGCGGCAGCCCCAGCCTCATATATTGAGACAGGTGGTACTTACTATACACAGGAAGCAGGTTACGACCTGCACTCGCTATTTGTGGGCGAGGCTAACAGCGTAGATGGAATCACTTCAGCCAAGCTATACGGCTTAGATTTAAGTGACACTGGTAGTCTTGCTTTCCCATTTGATGCAGAAGCTAACAAAAGTCCCTATGTAGAGCGAGAAGGTATTGACCTCGATGAGATGTCTTCTCTAAATGGCTACAAAGTGATCAAGATGATACTGCCCCAAGTGGACACCACTAACCCCAATAAGCAATTCTCTTTCACCTTCGGTGCTAGTGATTTACTAGGGTCTACTCCAGTCTACTCCCCAAGCATTACCTTTAATGGGGCCACTGACTACAAGATAGACACTAGGGTCTCAGGAAGATACCTGAGCTACAAAATGACTGTGCCAGATAACAAAGACTTTAGTTTCCTTGGATTCGATTTGGATGTATTAACTACTGGTAGGAGGTAGCTATGTCTACGCTACCGATACTCGGTTATAAGCGCCACCCCCGACCAGTTTTAGAGAACAGTGCAGGAGCTAAAAGAGCAGCTTCTCAAGAAGACTACAAGATGGGCATTTATCTAGATGATGAGTTACAACGTCTAGAGAACTCTTTTGACCAGAATGCCCAGCAGACTCAGGTTACTGAGGACGGTGTTACTGAAGTCAAGCAAACAATAATTGACATCAACAATACCGTAGGCAACAACACCGCAGCTATCACGCAAGAAGCCATCACTCGCACAGGTGAAAACTCAGCATTTGCCTCTCTCATTACCACAGTACAGGCTAATGTTGCGACCAACTCTGCTTCGGTAATTACAGAAGCAACTGCTAGGGCAGATGCCGATAGCGCCGAAGCAACTGCGAGACAGCTTGTACAAGCCAACGTAGATACTGTGTCTGCTTCTGTGGACACGGAAGCAACAGCTAGGGCTGACGCAATTAGCGCCGAAGCGATATTACGGCAAGCAGTTCAAGCTAATGTAGATACTGTGTCTGCGGCTGTAATTTATGAGGCGGCGGTTTCTGCATCTGCTAATAGTGCAACTGCATCGGCAGTGACAACATTAACGGCTGATTTAGGTACTGCTAATGGCAACATTA